AGTATAATGGAAATGCTTTAACTTTTTAGCAAAGAATCTAGTAATCATAAAACATTGATGACCAGAACTAGACCTCTCCCAAGGGTGCATATGCATTTTTACCATAGTTGATGTTGATGAAAATAATTGCACACAATCCCAATTGTATGGTAAATGATATTCAAAAAACTTCCAGTCAAATAACCAATTAGATACTGGAGCAAAAGATACAGTATCATCCATAAAAATACATCTATCAGCATCACTATTATCGTACCATGTGATAATAGAATCCAATAGATTGATACTATATGCTATCTCAGATGGTGATTGAATAAGCGGTGTTGAATCATCAACAAGGTGCTTCCAGTCATCATAATATTCAACCAGATACTTATTACTATGTCTCTTGTAATTGCTTACATTCCAAGATGAAAATTGGTCCTCCATGTACTTTCTTTTATCATCACTACTGTTCCTATAAACAATATCAGGAATTCCATTTAACTTGAATGCAGCACAATCTTCAGATAAAAGATCTAACTCTAACTTATCTCTTTTTGCACCAAATGGATTTCCTCTTTTATGTCCAGGATCAACTGGGTGACCTCCCATAGTAAAGTCCATACTAAAAATTATACTGAGGTAATTTCATTTCCATCTTCTTATGCACTTCTCCACCCCAACTCAAAATATCATCTGCAGTAAAATTTTGACTACTGTGTTCCCACCACTTTTTAATACATGATGTAGAAAGTATATCATAAATTTTATTATGATATGCTGCAATTATTGGATTGTATTCATCAGCATCGGTGGTCTGTTTATTATCCTGAGCGACCGCTAATTTTGGATCTAAGGTTAGTAAAGGCAACGTGTAAGACTTTCCTACCTGATACAAAAGAAAATCATCACTACTATAAGACTCTACAGGAACCTGCAGATCTCTCAAACTTTGACTACATTTAATAGAATTATCTGGTTGTAGATGAATACTAATCAACTTCTCAACAAAAAATCTATTAACCATAAAACATGCAGCAGATGAACTATGCCACTTTCTAGGATGAAGATGCATATTCAAATGCCAGTCATGACAATAATAAAACTGAATAATATCCCAATTATATGGAAGTGCCTTAACTATTTCTTGCCAGGTGAATGGCCAATACTCCACCAAATCAAAGCAAAGATCATCCTGAACAACCATACAATATTCAGATATCCCAGAGTTATACCAGTCTATAAGTAGAGTAAACTCATTCATGAGAATAGATGCATCAGATGGAGCAAGAAGTCTCATGTCCAATCTATGTCCCCACTCATCAATTTTTTTTGAATCAAAAGTAGATGCGGACCAACGAGTATAGTCTGTGATATCCCATTTGCGGAATTGCGATTCTATATGATCTCTTCTATCCTTTCTATGATCTAAATTCAAATAAAATATAGGAGGCAATCCTTTTAACTTATTCATTGAAAAATACCCATATCAGGAAGATGTGGATAATCATTATAACTTCTTGCAAGCGGGAATGAATCTTTAACTTGCTCAAAGACATCAAGACCATTATCTGCAGTCTCTGGTGTCATGTAGTAATGATATCCCATAGTCTTGATATTCTGCTCCCCCCAAGGCACATACTTTTGACGACCATCATACGTCATCATCCTAAGTTGCTCTGCAGCATATTCATCATCAGTCAGAATCATCCCCCCTCTACCAAGAGATAAGTGCTTTCTATATTGAAAACTTAAACACAAATAAGTTCCACTTATATAAGAGTTTGGTCTCCAAAGAACTGCACCATCAATAATATTAGTAGCACCAAGATGGTACTGATCATACCACTTAATATCAGCAAATTTCCATTCAAGACCAAGTTTCATACAGGTCATTGGAATGGAAATATAAGTTCTCTCGGGTACAGTTACTTTATTATATCCTTCATATCTAAGACACAACTCAATAGCATGTGTACAACAATCAGTTGCTACACCATACTTTGCACCATAAAAATTTGCTATTGTATTTTCAAATTTTTCAATGGCATGAAATGGATCACTTACCTTTTGAGTATAAGTCATAGTCATTTTTGTAGAGTTCATCAAATGCATGTTTATCTGGTGCTACATAATCTTCATATATTTTCTGACAAAAACTTTTATAGTTTGGTAAGAAATATTTTGAATTTCTTTTATGAGGCACAGGTATTGGTTTATATTTAAATTGATCTACTTCGTCTAGTCTACTCTTAATAAACAAATTTAGTTTTGGAGATAAATCATTATCCAATTTAATCAAATGCAACTTACCATCATTCTCTAAACATAATCTTAAGAATGTTGTTTGAGGTCCCGTGTGCTCGTCAAAAATATACTTTTTATTCTTAACTTGATTCACCACCCAAGTAATTGGAGGTCTAAACCTACAAACAAATTCATTGAGACCAGATATCCAACGATCAACAGGATCTCTAGTTACAGCAAAAAACTGATGATCAGACTCAACAAAATACTTTGCAAGAAGATCACAGTTTTGCTGCCTAGGCATTTCATCTAAAGGATGAAATTTTACATCACATTGAGATAAAGCATAGGATATCGACGTACTTGCACACTTATCTATGTGCATGAATATCATCTTATACTTATCATTCCAATGACAATTTATAAATCCTTCTCTATGTATCTGCTCTCCTTTAATACCATTTTTCAATTTATATGTAAAGGGAGAACAGTAATTACCATAGAGATTTACAAGATCATCAATTACTGCTCTTCTTTCTGCCATGTCTTCAAAGTCGCTGTAATTTGCATAGTATATCTATTTTCAATTCCAAGGTTTGCTGCTAGATGTGAAGTATCTCCAGTCCACCAAAGATAATCACCCTTCTTCCATTTTACATATGGTTGACGATTCAACTCAAAATAGTGTCCCGTCTTCCAGTCTTCAAGAAAAATTAAAACTCTACAAATTTTACTAATATCAGGTTCTTCATAGATCTCTCGGAACCTGGGATAAGTATCTTCATGCTCAGGCATAATAGTTCCTGGTGGCATGTTATAAAGAGACAAAGAAGTCTTATTTAAAAAGTACCACTTATCATCTGATGGAAGATACTTCTTTTTAAATACCTGCACAATATCATGTGTCCACTCAGGAACTCCACGATACTCTTCACGAAGAAGTCCAGTATAATTAACATAATTATGTCCACGACCCTTCCAACGTTCTACAATCTCATCACTTGGAAATTGTCTCCTTGCTGGATAATCAATAGATTTAAAATCACCAATCAATTCGGGATTAATACTTTTCATATCAGTCAAATTTAAAGGCACCAAACTTTTCTCTTCGTTCTTGTTTTTTGTCACTACCATCATCAAACTCGTATTCACCTCCACTATCTAGGACATCTTCTTGAGCAGATTGTTCACAATCATACAGTCTCATCTTTGCCCTGTCAATACCAACAACAAATCTCTTATTAATATTTACATCGTTATATCTATTCTTCAATTGCTTCACCATAATCTGTCCAAGTTGTTCAAGTTCCTCAGTGCTAATAAGGGCAAACATAAGATCAGCAGTAGCAGGGAGACCAAAGGACTCACTAGTGTCAGTAAGGTCAACGTCAGAGCTACCATAACCAGAACGAGTGGTCTGGGTGGCAGATACGATAGGTACGTTCGCCTGGACAGCCAACCCTCTAAGCTCTTCTGCAATAGACTTAATATATGAATATGAATTGACAGTGCTGTTTCCGCGATAACGGGAGGAAGCACATATATTAAGGTAATCAATGAAAATAATATCAGGTCTAAATGATTTCTTAAGTGCCAACTCTGCAAGCAATGCTTCAAAATGTCCACTGTGTGCGCTCGCTGTTGGATACTCTTTAATTATAAGACTTCCTTGCGTTTTCTTTGCAAGGTTTGATACTTTGTTGTCAAACATTGACTTTGGAAGTTCAGCAATCTCTTGTATAGGAACATTGAGAAGGTTTGCATCAATACGCTCAGCAATTCTTTCCTCTGCCATCTCCAGGGTAATGTATAAGACGTTACGTCCACTAAGCAAAACGGAGCTAGCCATATGACACATGAACAAAGACTTACCGACACCTGTCCCAGCAAGAGCGATATTAAGACTCTTATTAACTAGACCACCCTTAGTAATCTTATTAAAGTATTCCAAGTCAAAGGGAATGCGGTCCTGCTTCTCATGATAGAAGTCGAATCGTGCATCAGCATTCTCAAAATAATCATGACCAATATTATTATCAAATGAGACTGCTAACGCATCACTAAGAATAGAAGGAATTGCATCCCGACTTTTCTTCTCATCATTACCATCAGCAATATTAATAGAGTCCATGAGAGCAAGATAAATTGCTCGATCACGACACCATCTTTCAGTAGTATCAAGCAACCACTGTTGATCTGCAGGTGTGTCCTCTAGATTAGTAATTAGAATTTGCAATTCTTTTACCATACCTTCATTCAGATCTTTCCTATTTGAGATCTCAATTAGAAGTGCTTCAATAGTAACCTGAGTGTTATACGTTGCAATGAACGATGTAATTTCATCAAACGCAATTGTTTGAGATTGTTCTTGAAAATACTCAGGTTTAATAAAAGGAATTACCTTGCGTGAATAGTCTTCATTATATAAAAGATTTTTTAAAATCGTGTGCTCAATACTATCCATCATGATTACTAATTACGTTCCATAACTAAATTGCTCTTTTGAAACTTTATCCAATTTTTCCATCACTTCAGGAGTGAAGTACTGTTCTGGATCTTTGTAGATTGCTTTGGCATAGACCTTCTTACCGTCTATCTCATAACGACCTGCAACATTTTTCCACAGACCTCCCAGTTCACCCAACTCAAGAAGACCAAAATATCGATCGAGACCACGCTCATCGTAATAAAGACGAACTGTAACATCTTTGTTCTCCTTGCTTAGACGTGACTTAGCAGTCTTTGCCTTGATAAGATTTCCAACGACATCGGTGCCGTCTTTTTCTTTCTTCTTAGTAAGGTAAATGATGGTGGAAGCAGCATACTTGAGTCCACTACCCCCTCCCATCTCTTTGGTGGGAACGTAAGAACCAATGACATCATAGGTATGATTAGTAACGATTAATGGAATTTTTGCTTGACCCAACTTGAGTGTAAGCATTCTAAATGCACCTTTAATAAGTTGAGATTTGGTCATGTCCCGAACTTGCTTGTCGTCTAGAGCATCACGAATCTCCTTCTCTGTGGAAAGCATACCAAGAGAGTCTAACACAAACATGCAGGGTTTGCGATCATCTTCAGATGTTTTTAAATAAATATCCACCGCCTTAAGTGCCTTTTGGCGAAACTCTTCTACAGTTACTACATTAACAACGACCAAACGTGAGAGATCAATTCCTCTACTTTCGAGAAGAGATTTATTAACTGCTGCCTCGGTGTCAAAATAAAGGCAATATCCGTCAGGATTAGAATCAAGAAAGTTTTTGACGACAGCGAGAGAAAAGAAA